TTCTTGGTGCGGTCCATGATATGGATACCCATACTTTAAAGCTTGCACTAATTAAAAGCGGTATGTCTGGTACATATGGCGCAGCAACAGCTAATTATTCAGATGTTACAGGTAACTCTGACGAAGCAACAGGTACTAACTATNCNGCAGGTGGACAAAACCTAGATAGTGCTGCTATTACAGCAGATGGTACAACTGCTATNGTAGACTTTGCAGATGAAGTATTTTCTAATGTAACAACTTCAGCAGCAGGTTGTATTATATATAACTCTTCTGCTTCAAACAAAGCAATATGCGTAATAGACTTTGGTGGTACAGTGAGTGCTACAGCAGGTGACTTGACTATAGAATTTCCTGCAGCAGGAGCAAGTACTGCAGTAATACGTATCGCTTAACAAATGGCTTTCTATGACTCCTCTGATGCCCTTTATGGCACAGGTAGGCATGGGGCAGCTAGATACGGTAAAGTAGCACCCAATGTAAGCCTAACAGGAGTCGGTGCAACTGGCGCAATAGAAACTGTAAGCGTTGGTGGCTTTGAAATTGACATATCTGAGAACCTACTCAGTGTATCAGCAACAGGTGCAATTGGTTCTCTAGGTGTAGGTGTAAGTGAAACACTTACTGGTGTAAGTGCTACAGGCAGCATCAACACAGTAAAAGAAAATGTTGCAGAAGAACTAGGAAGTGTAACGGCTACAGGTGCTATAGGCACAATAGAGCCACAGGTAGATGAAGACTTAAACAGTGTATCAGCTACAGGTGCGATAGGTACACTCAAAGTAAATGTAAGTGAAACTCTAGCAAGTGTATCTGCAACAGGTGCAATAGCTACAGTAGAAGCTAAGACTTCTGAAAGTTTACTAAGTGTAACAGCTACATTTACAATAGGTACAATTAAACCTAATGTATCTGAGAAACTAGGAACAGTAGTTGGCACATTAGGTGCTCCTTCCGTAACTGCTAGATCATCTTCTAAAGCAGAGATAGTAGGCTTAGAACTAACTGGTAGTATTGCAGAACCAGAAGCTACTGTAGATGAAGCATTACAAAGTNTATCCGCTACAATATCATTAGGNAGTATTAGTTTAACTGTTACTGAAAAATTAACAAGTGTATCTTCTTCTGCCTTAGTAAATTTACCAGTAGGAAATGTAACATCTATACAGTTTGATTACGAAGCAGTTAAGCAAAGATATAACAAAAGAAGAACTGTTATATTACCAAGGGTTGCATAATGCCTAGTACACAATTTGAAAGAACTGTATTAGTAAGAAGTCAATCTAGGACAGTTTTTATTGATCCTGCTACCTTGACTTCAGCTAGTGATAGGACTATAATAGTAGAACAACAAAACAGATTAGTTTCTATAAACAGAAAACCTACATCTGCAGATCGTGTTGTTTACGCAAATGAGGATTAATATATGAGTTTTCGTTGGCCTAGTAAAGACCCAGATGAAACATTAGACTACAGTGTAGATTGGTCAAGATTTTTAGATACTGCAATTATTACATCTGTAATATGGTTTGTTAAATCATCTTTATACAATACCAAGACAAGATTAAATGCAGGACAAAATTTAACTAACGCTTCTAGTAGTGCGGTAACAGATAGTATTCAAAACGTATCTCAAACAAATACTAATACTGTAGCAACTATAAATATCTCTGGTGGACAAAACAATGTTGAGTATACTTTCTTTTGTCAGATGACAGATGATACAGGAAGTACGGCAGAACGTAGTATTAAACTAAGACTGAAGGAACGTTAATATGGCATATGATTATCTTGGACTTGTCAATGACGTAAACCGTAGATTAAATGAAGTAGAGCTTACAACTACTGACTTTAGTACAGCTAAAGGTGAGTACGGTATGATTAAGGATGCGGTGAATGCATCTATACGTTATGTTAATCAGCATGAATACGAGTGGCCTTACAATCATGTAACTGCTGAAGAAACAATGACTGCAGGAGTAGTGCGCTATGCATTTCCTACAGATGCAAAAACAATAGACTTTGATAGTTTTAGAATAAAACGTAATGCTACATTGGGTAATGACACAAAACGTGTTGCAATATTATCATACGAAGAATATTTAAACAAACATGTAGACATAGAATATAATACATCTGCAAATAGAGGATTACCCGATTTTGTTTTTAGAGCACCTAACCAAGAGTTTGGCTTTGTAAAAAATCCTGATAAAGCATATGAGTATGTATATGAGTATTACAGATTACCTGTTGATTTAATCAACACTACAGATGTTCCTACAGTGCCAGAACAATTTCGATACATTATTGTAAATGGTGCTATGTACTTTGCATATATGTTTAGAGGAGAAACTCAAGAATCACAAGTAGTACAACAAAGGTTTATGGAAGAAATAAAAAGTATGCGTAGTCTATATGTAAACCGCTACGATTATCTTAGGTCTACTGCAATAACACAGAATACAACATCAGTCAGTTCATTTAGAGTTTAACGTATGCCTACAAATCGTGAAACATTTCCCATACAGTTTAGCGGTGGGCTTATAAGTAATATGAGTCCATTGCAACAGGGTTTACAAATGCCCGGTTCTGCAAGGATACTACGAAACTTTGAGCCATCTATTGAGGGTGGATACAAAAGAATACTGGGATACGACAAGTACGATCAAGACACTATACCACCATATGGTATACCTGTTGTAACTGGCGCATCACAAACTGGTACAAGTTTAAACATTGCAAATATTAGGAAAACACCAGAGACAGGTGATAAGTTTAAACTAGTACATGTTACTGCAGACATAAATGGTACATCTACAATTGCTTCTGCAAACGGACCAACTGCACTTGTTAATGGTGCAGTAACAGCAAGTAACACAATTATTGTAGATACTGTTGCTTCAGGTACTATAGCAAAAGGTCAAACTTTAACAGGCGTAGGTATTCCAAGCAACGTTACAGTGTCTAGTGTTGTAACAGGAGCAGCAGGTAACTTTACTGTAGTACTATCTAGTAATGTAACTGTAGCAGACAACTTAGCGTTACAGTTTACTTTTAAAACTACTACCTTTGCAGTAGACGGTGTAGTAGGTACTATTACAACAGGTATGGAAGTTGTTGGTACTGGTATACCAAGAGGCACAACAGTACAAGCTTTCTCATCACCAAATGTTACAATAGGTAGTGCTGCTGATACTTTATCTTTAACACTTACAAACGATACTGCTTTATCTTTTAAGACAGAGTATACTATTGGTGGTAGTGTTACATTCGATGATGATGATAATAGAGCAACGGTAGCTATATCACCTGCTCTTACTGCAGCACCTGCTAACGGAGATACTGTAGAGTTTACAAGTACAACTACTAAACATCTTACAGTAGGCTGTGGTGTATTCCTTGACTCAGTTATTGTAGCTAGAAATGAAAGTCTAGTTAAAACATCTGGTATTGGGTACTCACTCGTTAATGTGCCAGTGTATGGTACAGTACTAGTAAACGCTGGATCACAGACTGGCACTACTCTAGCCGTTGATGGTTTAACTTCTACACCACAACTAGGTGATGTATTTAAAATTGCAGGTATAGATAAGATATATACTGTAACTGCAACACCAACAGTTAATGATGCAGGTGAGGCTAATGTAGCTATTGATCCTGCTCTAGCTAGTTCACCAGCAGATGATGCTGTTATAACTTTTTTAAGTACGTCAAGAGAAAATGCTGGTAAAACTAGATTTTCTAGGTATAACTATACAGGATCTGAAAAAGTAGCCATTGTTGATGGTATTAACGTTCCTGCACTGTACAATGGCTCTTTGTTTACAGCACTTAACGATTCACCTACAGACGTATTAGCAGCAGAGTTTGTAGTAAGTTTTAAGAATCATCTATTCTTTGGTAAAAATAATCTACTAACATTTACTGCACCCTTTACAGATACAGACTTTACAGCAGCTAATGGTTCTGGTACAATATCGGTAGGAGCAAAGATCACTGGTCTAATTGTATTTAGACAACAACTTATTATCTTTACTGAGTCATCTATATTTCAACTAGTAGGAAATACTATAGGTGACTTTAACCTACAACCAGTAACAGTAGACATTGGTTGTGTAGATAAAGATACAATACAAGAAGTCGGTGGTGATGTAATGTTCCTTGGTCCAGATGGCCTAAGGCTTCTAAGTGCTACAGATAGACTAGGTGACTTTGGATTAGGTGTTGTATCTAAAACAATACAGAAAGAAGTAACAGACTTTATTACAGCTAATACATCTTTTACTAGTGTAGTTATACGTAATAAATCACAGTATAGAATATTAGGTTATAATAATAATATTGCTCAGGCTAACGCACAAGGTATACTTGGCACACAGATGGCAGGTCAAGGTGGGGAAGGAATGGCATGGGCAGATATAAGAGGGATAAGAGCACACGTAGCAGACAGTAGGTTCTTCCAAAACTCAGAAACAATTGTCTTTGCTAATGATGATGGTTACCTATACCAAATGGAAGAAGGTAACAGTTTTGGTGGTAGTAACATACAAACAACTTTTGCTACACCTTATATGCCAATTAATGATCCAAGGGTACGTAAGACATTCTACAAAATGTTTTTATATACAGACCCACAAGGTAGTGTATCTTTTGATGTAAGTTTAAAATTAGATTTTGACCAAAAGAATAGTGTTCAGCCTACAAAGATTGACTTTAATAATGCTACAGGAACAGTTGCATTCATGGGTGCAGCTACATTTGGATCAGCAGCGGTGTATAGCTCTAAACTAAAGACACTCTTTGAAACACAAATAATAGGATCAGCTTTTGTTGTATCCTTACAGTACACCTCAGACAGTGTAGATCCACCATTTTCTTTAGACGCTATAACACTAGAATACGCTACAAACACGAGAAGGTAAAAACATGGGAACAGGTTACACCAGGAACGATTCAGCAAATAACATTGCTGACGGTAACGTTATTAACGCTGCTGACTTTGATGGTGAATACGATGCCATTGAAGCTGCATTTAATTCATCCTCTGGTCACACCCACGATGGTACTGCAGCAGAAGGTGGTGCTATTACAGTTATTGGTCCTGCCCAACAGCTAGTAGCAACATCTACATCTATTAATCCAAGCACAAACGCAGGGTTAGACTTAGGTACTTCATCACTACAGTTTAAAGATTTGTATGTTGATGGTGTTGCTTATATAGATAGTTTTAGT